AAGCAAAAAACCCGCTTTCGCGGGCTGATGCTGCTTCGGTCGGATCAACGCCCCGAAGATAGCGGAATGCTATTCCACGGCCGACGACGGCGCAAGGAGTTTGTAAGGTTTGCGTAAGTATTCTGTGATTTACGCAAAAAAACACCTGGTTTCCCGCAGATAGCTGACCCCGTGTAGTGGAGATAGCGGCAGGTTTCACTCCACAACCCCGCCGCAAAAGACTTGCGCAAGCGCGTCAAGCGCCGCGGATTCAACCGTCCTTGCCGTCCTCCGAATCGTCGCGATGTCCCGCTGCACGGCGCGTTCGTTGAGCGACCAGCCGCGAGCGATTTCTGCACCGTTGATGCCGCGCTTTTGCGCTTCCGTTCCGTAGATCGCCCAGCCCATTGCGATGCGCGCTTCGCCGTGCCCGACAGAGAGCAGCGGGCCGCAGTAATCGACCATCCCGCGCACGCCTTCCGCTTTCGTGGTCTGGTGCCCCCATCGCGCCCACACTGAGCTGGCGTGGTGCTGGGCCAGATGATCCTTCACGGCGGCACGGATCATTGCGCACTGTCCGCGCACCTCAAGCGGAGACAGGCCACCAAAATTCACCGACCCCGCATCTGATCTGCCAGCAGTTACGCCGGCCTCTACCATCATGCGCTCGATGATCCTGCCCATCTGGCTGCGCTCCCGAACCGGCAAAATGTCCATGAGAAATGCCACGTGCAGCGCCTGATCAACAGACCGGAAGATCGGCACCGAAAGGGTGTCAGCCGCGCCCATAGAGAGCCTCCCCGATCTGTTTTACCATCGCCCGCATGACGAAATCAAGCCGCGGATCTTCCAGCGAAACGACGAGGATATTGTGGTTTCTCCAGCCGTCACGCTTAATGGGCTCGGCATCCTGGCGGTTCGGGATAAGCCGGCCCAAAGCGCAGGCAGGGGTGTATTTTCTGATCCCTTTCACTCCGTCTCCTCCACACAAACATCAAGCCCGCCACCCTCAACGGCCGGCCCAATCCTGGCCGATAGATTCACCACCTGCGCATCATCAAAATATGCGATTCCATTAAGTGCGTCCAGGGTCACTTTTATGCAGTTATCAAGATCCATGCGGGTCAGGCTTGCAAGCCCTCGCTTCGTCAGCTTCGGGAGAAGCGCGATTGAAACGCTCACAGGGCCTTGGATCTCGACCACGCCAAACTGCTCGGCGACGGCCCTTGCCGCGGCTTTGTATGCGTCGGCTTCTGAGCTGCGAATCGTCCGCCCTCGGAATGTGCGCCAGTAGCGGTTTGCCGACACCGGATAGGAAAGACGCAAAATCGGCCGTTTAAGCGATTTTTCCACGTCTCCGCTATGGTTTCCTCCTATCCGGCCCTGTTTCAACGCAGCCACGGCCCGATTTTCGGCCTCAGCGTCGAATTCTACCGGCTTCACTCGATCCACTTTCCGTGCTCCCCGCGATTTCCTGCGTTCCACTGCTTCTCCGCCTCCGCTTTCAGCGATTCGTAACCCCGGCTCCTGCGCATGGCCTCGATGGCCTCGACGTTGCGCTCGACTCGCCAGCGGATGAGCTGGCGGACGAGGCAGCGGCGCATGTGCTCGGATTCGGTCGTCACGCCGCCGCCTCCAGCTTCCGCCGACATTCCCGCTTGCCGTCCTCTTCGGTCCAGGTCTCGCCCAGGGCGTCGGAGGCCAGCGACACCTGGGCCATCATCAGCCGCTCACCGGCCAGGTAGCGGGCGCGCAGCTTGTGTGCCCATGCCTTCCCGGGCACGTTCCCCGCGACCCGGGCCGCGATGGCCTGGGCTTCGGCCTGCCGGGCTTCGATCACCGACGGGGGCACCTCGGGCGCCGGCAGTTTCGCCGGCTCGTCGCGGGGGGCTTGCCGACACAGGGCCGCAAACTCCGGCAGCGTGGGCGGCCACGGGCAGGTGGCGATCATCTGATCCAGCGCCCACTTGATGCGCTCGCCGTCGAATCGGCCCAGCGCTACCGCCCACGTCTCGCGCATCGACTCCGCCGGAACGTCGGCCCATTGGCTGCGGAACTTCTGCCCATAGGTCGCCAGCATCCGGGCCAGCAGGGACTCAACCCAGGAGTCGGGGAGTCGCGTCGAGGGTGCGTTCATCGTTCAGGTCCTTCGGTTCGTTGGCGCGGCGGCGGTGGTTCGGAAGCAGCTCGTCGAGCCACTGGTCCTGCTTCTGTCGGCGCTGCTCGGCAGGGGATGCCCGGGCCCCACCTCCGGGGGGCGGGCTTGGCAGGGCGCCGACTGAGGCCGCATCACGGCGCCGGCCCTCGACGGTGGCCAGCACCCAGGCCATGCCCTTCCCTCGGGCCTTCGGCTCCCGGGCAACCTCCCCGATCTCGTCGGGGGTGACACCGGCAGCCAGCAGGGCCAGCAGCTTCGGGTGGGACGGATTCACGCCCTGGATGTTGGCGTCTCGCATCTGCAGGCAGGCAGAGCCGGCCTCCGTGGGCGGCGCGAGCACGGCGCTGACCGATTCGGGCGCTACCTCTGGTTCAGCTTTGCTCCGCTCTCTATCGAAGGGTTTACTGGTGTCTGGTGCTTGGTGCTTGGTGAGCTTTTTGCTGGGTTCGGTCTGGGTTTCCGAAACAGAACCCAGCGAAAACCCAGTGGGTTTTTCTTGGGTTTCTTTTGGGTTTTTCTTCGGCCTTCCACCCTTCCGCCCGTTCTCTTTTGCCGCCTCGATGCGCACCCTGGCCTTTTCAATCTCTTCTTCGGCACGGCGATTGATCCAAACCCCGTCAATCAGCTCGAAGAACTCAGCCAGCACAACCTCGACGGCTTCGCGCTCTTCAGGGGTGCGTGCGCGTGCCAGACGAAAGGCCTGGGTTTCTGGAATTCCAGCCTCGGTCGAGTAGTAGCGATCGAGCAGCAGCGTGTAGGCGCCGTGCTCCAGGATCGACAGGTGGCCGGTGTCCTTGGCGTAGTCGCCAAGGTGGCGCTCGTAGTAATTCAAGCGGCCCTCCATATCCCGAGGTCTTTCTGAATCCCCCACCAAGCCAGCCAAACCCGCACCGGCCACATCAACGCCCGGAGCAGCTCCAAGCACAACGCCGGCCGCTCCGAGTGCGCCACGCGCCAGGCCTGCATGCTGATGATCTGCGCGCTCATGACAGCCCCTCCAGCAATGACGCCTGCTGATCTGTGACCTCGTAGGCGTCCCGCACCTCATGGGTGAACATGTCCTGGACGCGCTGGGCGTCCTCAATGCGACGACAGGCGATTTCGAAGTATTTGGGCTCGCGCTCGATGCCAATGAAACGGCGGCCCATCTGAACGGCTGCGACGCCGGTCGTGCCGGAACCCATGAAGGGGTCTAGGATGGTTTGCGGGTTGCCGGCTTGGTCGATGCACCACTTCATCAACTCAACAGGCTTTTGTGTGGGGTGCTCTTTTCGATACGAAAGCACGGATTGCCGATACAGCTTCGCCGGCCCCTTTTTGTTCGTCCACGCCTGCTCGCACATGGCTAAAGAAAAGTCATGAGGCTGAACCTTGTCCCAAACATAAAAACACTGCGAAGGAGGAAGGTTGAAATAGTTGCCACCCCAAACAATAGCCACCCCACCAAACCTGACAATCTCATCAAGCACTGCCCCGTCAGGTGTTGACGCATCCCAATCAAGTTTTTCGTGAGCCTGGCGGACAGGATTGGCGGCAATTCCAATCCCATACGGCGGGTCGGTCAGCACCAGATCGACGGGCTGCAGCAGCGGCAGCACTTCGCGGCAGTCGCCATGCCACAGTTCGCAATTCCCGATTGTCACTTTCTCAGCCATCATCACTCCTATTTACCGTTTGCCTGCTAACACGTCGCTCAACACGGACGCAGGCGATAAAGCCGCCTGCGCCGGTTAGCTAAGCGTTAGATGACTCGCGCCCGATCCGTGCCCGCGCTTCCCATGCTTCGCCGTTGTCGGTCCAGCTTGCCGCCATCGCTGCGCAGCACTCCGAGCACCAGCGGTAGCTCATCAGCGTTCCGTCAAATACCGCCGCCAGCAGTCGAACGCGCTCACCTGGCACAATCTCTTGCCGGCACATTCCGCAGGTTCCACCCTTGCGAGCCGTGCCGATCTTGTCCTTCAGCACCTTGTCGCCGGGGCTACCGAAATCGCCCTCGAAGGGGTTCGTTTTCAAACACTCGGCTTCGTCAAACGTCGTCATCTAACCCTCCGTTCGTTCGGACGCTCCGCCTGCGGCTCCGCGCCGCACAACTCCAGCGTTCAGCGCCACGCTCACGCCGCCGACTCCAACTCCAGCTTCGGCCGGCATGCCCGCTGGCCGTCCTCGTCGGTCCATGCCTCGCCCAGCGCATCGGACGCCAACGCTACCTGGGCCATCATCAGCCGCTCTCCGGCCAGGTAGCGGGCGCGGAGTTTCTGCGCCCAGGCCTTGTAATCGACCTTCGGGGCGAGCACTTGGCGGGCCATGTCCTCGGCCTCGGCTTTGCGGGCCGCGATCACTGCCGGCGGCACATCGGGGGCTGGCAGCGCCTTCATCTCCTGCTTCGGGCAGCTGG